GTGTCAATCTTGTAGCCTGTCTTATCAGCAATGGATAACACATTACCAAGGTATCTATAGCATGAAGACTTATCATCAGCAGCATACCATAGATAACCGCCGCTGCTTACCACACCACTTTTAGTTGCCATAAATGCAACCATCCCAACACCTTGTGGTATCTCCACTATATCGTCAATAGGTCTTTCTTTCTCTGGGGAGTAACTACCCACATATTGAGCATTCGGGAAGGTGTAATTCGATGGTGAAGAACCACTTGCAGTTGGCACTTCATAAATGTCATAAAAGCAAGCCATTGGTGCGGTGTTCCAGCCAGCAGTTGCTGTATTTGTTGAAATACCAACCAATCTGAACTTATCTCCTGCTTTGACCTTGAATCCTATCACATTGGTATTCCAATTCCCATACAATGTTGATTCCTTTCTTAAAGTGGTATAATTCCTATACCACCCATATTCACTGCCAAGCGATAAAAATCTTCTTCCGTGTATCTCATCCACCCATTCATCACCAAGCACATCATCTCTCAACTCTTCAACATTATAGTCAATCTTTTCATCTAATTCAAGATTGATTGTGTGTTGGTCTTTATTCAAATCTTCATCAAACACTTGATTGGCATAAGCAACCTTTTGGTCTTCTGCCATTGTTTTTAGTGTTCCATAAACGTTAATATCAGCCATAGTCATTCATGTTATTTAAGTTGTTTCAATTGTAAAATTCATCGTGTGTGGAAGGATGCGATTGGATGTCCTATAGCAACGCAATGTTCCGACATTGACACTGCCATTCATCGGGACTTTCCAACCACTTGACACAACGTTGCTTATGCTTCCACTTGTGCATATCCACACATAATTTGTAGCACCAATGTTGACGGAATAAGTTCCACTTGCATCAGCAACATTATAGTGTTGCACATTTGTAAGTTGCGAAACATCGGAAAGTGTAGCACCACCAAGTCCAATATACAAGTCACCCACATATTGCGTTTTCACGTCATTAGGCAATTGCAATTGATGCAATGTGATTTGACCAAGTATATATGTTCCGAAATCACGATGCAATTTGATTTTTTGCGGTGAATAACTTGACAAGCAAACACAATATGATTCCTTGTTCGTGTATAGTGATTTCACCCACAAAGCACCATCCATCATGTAAGATAGAAATTCATCATGTTTCTTACCTACATCTATAGTGCCATTCGCATACTTTGTTGATACCACAAATGTAATCTTGATGTCTGTGTTCTTCCTAACCACAACAGGGTTGTTGTCATTGTCAAGTGTGGTTATAAGGTAGTCTTCAATCTGGCTGTCATTCCATTGCTCATTGTATATGTTGACAGCATCGCCTTTGTCGAACATACCTTCAACCTTCAATATTTTTACACCATCAAATTTTGTGGTCATGTCAGCATACGTTTCGTTACCACGTTTGACATAATATTTTTCATTTAATCCGTCAATCATAAACGTAATGTTTTTTCATGTTCTTTTATCTTGTCGCTAAAGCAAAACTTACTTTTGCCAACTTTGCATTTGTCGGAATATTTAAGGATTGTAACGGACGATTCTTCATCACAATCATCTATCGTCAATTCGCTTTCGTCAAACATATACACACGGACATTGTTGTAGCCAAGGCACACAAGATTGACTTTGCTTTTGTTTGATATGTATATCGTAGGACATTTCGTTTCCCCAACTTCAATCGTCAACCCATCACACCACATGAAATGACTGACATCACTTTGCAAGTCCACACAATCCCCCTTATAGTCAACATACAATTGATAGGAAAATCCATGCACACCATCACAATCATATAGTGTTTCTTTTCCGTTGATGTAGTCCGTAAATTCTTCCAAAAGATATTCCCTTGACAATCCTTTCCCATTATATGCGTAACTTGCGAAGAACGGGATGGATTGTTGGATTAGTGACAACGAAACAAGTTTCTTTTTGTCATCATTTGCTCCCCTCCAATAACCCTTGTATTCATCACAAAGGTTATCAGAGAGAGCATTTTTGTAGAATGTGAACATTTCCTTATCCATAAGCACCTTAATCATATCATTTCAACCCTAACGGCTTGACCACTTGCGTTTGACCATCCCACCAATATGGATTGTATAGCCATCTGCACTTGATAACTTTGTTGCAAAGATAATAAAATTTCCGCATTTGTCGCACTTTGCAACGTGAAATCATATCCGACCATAATATCCCTTATTTGCGTAAGCAAGTCGGATTGCAAGTAAACTTGTTGTGACACACCATTCATATAGGCTTCCAATGCTCCAGCCGTGTCCTCCGTTATTCCTTGTATCCCTTGTTGCAATTGGGAAAGTTCCTTGTTCGTTCCTTCACCAAACTTGATTCCATATTGTGCCAAGATGTCTTTCAACATCTTCACTCTTTCTTCCGCACCTTCCCTTGAATTCAACAACAATTCATAACTTTCATAGGTTGCCACATCGCTTGCTTCCTTCAAGTTCCTTTCCGCAATAGCAATATTTTCATTAAGTGCTTTGCGATAGTTGTTCAAGTAATCATCTGAAAGGGATTTCACGAAAGCACTATACCCTCGTTGGTCTTGTTCAGCCCAATCCCAAGAATCCGTGTAGCCAAGGTTTTGCATCCGTTGCATGATTAGGAATTCACGCAACTTGCCGTTTGACATTGTAGCAGCACCTGCATCCCTCGCAGCGACCAAGTTCGTGTATTCATTTGCCTCTTTCCTTGTCCTTTCTTCAACGATTCCTTCCATTTGCTTGAACAAGTCGTTGAAATAATCACCTATCACTTTACCAACAACCAATTTCATTATCATGTGGTCTATCATGTCATCCCATTTGCCGTTGAACACGTCCATGTAGTCTTCACCTTCCTTGAATGCGGAAATCATTGAAGAAACCAAGTCTTCGGCAAATCCTGCCACACCGCTGATACCCAACATTTCATTGACGATGGTTTCGGTTGAATTAGCCAATTCATTCTTCAAGTCATTGATTTGCGATTTCAAATCTTCTATCTTTCCTTTGTCTTGATTCTTCTTTTTTCTTCCTTGTTCAAGTCTTAATTGACGTTCCATCTCAACAATTTGCAATTTCTTGTTTTCGATTTGTGCTTTTTGCAACCCTACAACCATCGTGCCATACGCATCATTCACGGATTCTTCAAGATTGCTATATGCCCTTTCAAGTTGCTTCACACGCAATTCGGAACGTTGCAATGCCTTATCAATAGAACCATCACCACTCAACCATTTCGCTATTGTAGTGCCAAGTGACAAAGCACCTGCGATGACCGCACCCCAAACACCACCTGTCTTGAATCCCTCAACGGCTGATTGTGCGACACCAACAAGGTCGGAAAGTTTTCTTGTCGTATCTTCAAGTCCCGTATTGTCACCGATTGATTCAAGGAAATCCCCAAATAGTTGTGCGTATTTGTTTATTGAATCAAGGAATTCTTGAACCGCACCCGCTTCTTCTTCCAACAATTTCTTCAAAGAACCATATCTTTTCAATTTCTTGACAAGGGATTCATTGTCCTTCTTTTGGGTGTCCAAGATGTCTTGTTGAACTTTCAAGTTGTTTTGAGCCATTTGGTATTCTTCGGAATTCACACCATATTTCTTTTTAGCCTCTTCAACTTGTTTCGCCGCCAATTCAACAACCATCTTTTGATTGTCAACAGATTGTTGCGACACAACCAAATCCTTTTCAAGTTGCTTCCTTTGCTTTGCCAACCTATTGTATTCCTTAATATCCTTGACAAAGTTCTTGATTGGGGATTTCTTCGCACGAATCGTCATTATCTTGTCAATCTCCGTTTGAATCGTCTTCAAGTTTTGTGGGTCTAATTCCTTCATCGTGTCCTTCATCTCTTGCAATTTCCCAATCAAAACGTCAAGAGTTGTCATTGACATATTATCCAAGTCACCGAACATCGTGATGTACCATTCACTATCCTTGAATTCTTCAAACGAAAGTTTTTGCAATTCCTTTTGGGTCATCCTTTCGATGGCTTGCTTCTTTCTTGCATAGTCTTCCGTCTTCTTCAATTCATCGCTATAGTATGCGTTATCCAACGTCTGCATATCTTGAATCCTTTTTTCTTCAATCTCACGAACCTTGTCCGCATACTTGCCATACTTTGAAAGATAATCGTCAAATGTCTTTTGTGCATCGTCAAAGAACTTGCGATTCTTCTTAATCAAATCATCCCTTAATTTTTCAATATCTTTGAACAATTGTGAATCTTCGGTAAGAATCTCACGCAATCTCTTAAATTGTGTTTCGTCAAGAATGTTGAATTCTTCACCAGAACGAATGGACATGAAATTTTCAAAAGTGTCTTTGTTGCCAATATTCACCAAATAGGCATTCATCGCTCCACCAACAATATTATTCACTTCATCCGTAAATTCTTTCAATGATTTTGGTGCATCTTTCAACAATTCGGAAACATCAATTCCCATCATATTAGAGAATAATTCAGAAAGTTCTGGATTTTCTTCGACATCAAGGGATAATTCATAGTTTGTTGACAATGAATCAATATTTTCGCCCATGACTTTCGTTATATCTTCCATTGTTTTCGTCCAACTTTCTTCTCGCATCTTTGCAAGCAATTCTTCCAAAGACTTTAACGCATCCCTTGTCTTGAAACTTGAATTCCTTACAACCTTTAATTGTTCTTCAAAGAAAGTGAAAATGGTATTATCATGAGCAAATGTATTTGTAAACGGATTTACGAAATCAAAGAAATCAAATCCTTTCAATCCATATTGCTTAACAATTTTATCTATATCTTTAAAGGTGGCATCATAATTGTTCAAAAGTGTGCTTGTGATTGTCTCTGGTGCTACACCTTCCTTCCTTAATTTGTCGTAGGATGTACGCAATTTTTCCACAAGGCTAACTTCATCCCTCAATGCCTTCGCCAATTCTTGCTCACGTCTTCTTTGTTCTTGTTCCGCTTCCCTCTGTGCCTTTTCCCTTGCACGTCTTGCTTTGTTTTCTGCTTTCTCTTGTTCCTTTAGTGCTTTTTTTCTTGCGGTTTCCGCTGCCTTTGCATCCTTTGCTTGTTGCTTTGATTCGCTATCTGATGTATAATTGAACCTATCTTTTTCTTCCTTTAATCGCTTGATTGTCGCATTTAGGTCTTCACGTCTTTTTTCAAGTTTATCTTGTTCGTTTTTGTTTATTGATTTTGATTGTAATGCAGCATTTACGCTAACCAATTCATCTTGTGCATCTTTCAACTCTTTAGATGCCTTTTCCATGTGTTCCTTGAAACCTTCGGTAATCCAAGCAGATGGGTCTGATTTCACACCAAAGATGACAGGAATGAACACTTCAAGCAAGTTTGCCAATTTAACTTTATCCTTTAAATCTTCATAAGCAAAAAAGTTGTTTTGCTTGAATTTTTTAAGCAATTCATCAATCTTCGCCTTACCTTCATCACTTGTCAACTTGAATGCTTGCCTTCCATTGTCGGTGAATTGATTATACATATCAAGTACCGCACTGCTATTCTCATTCTTCATCCAATTAAGGAATCTATCAAGAGAAACCCTATTTGTTTCCCATGTGTCCTCAAATATCCTCACACGTTCCAATGCGACCGATTTATCAGCACCTTTAGATTCATCTACTTGTCGTAGCAATAGTTGATGGTAATGGGCATATAATTGGGTGTTTAATTCTTTTCTAAAGTCGTAGGTTTCTTGTGCTGTTAACTCTTCTTGTTCTGCTACCTTCTTTGCTATGATATCAACTTGTTCTTGTGCGACAACCCATTGTTCTGTAAATTTATCAGCATCAAATACGCCAAAACCAACGGACAAATCCAATGTGTGACCATCCAAGAACTTTTCTATAGATGCACTTGTTGTTGCAACCTCATCAGCGAATTCTTTTTGTGCGATTTTTAAATTTCTAATAGCATTGAGTGCATTGCCGTTAAGCCTGTCTTCTCCTTGTTTCATCAAGGAATCAATGCTACCCCAAACATCTTCTACGTGTTTCAGTTCTTCCTTATAATCCTTTAAATCGGATTTCATGCCTTCACCGAACAACCCCCACAACCATGTGTCTTGATTTACCTCTATTGCATCATCTTTCATTTCTTTCAATGCACTATTAGCATTTTGAATAAGTCGTGCAACATCAAAACCTTTTCTCAACCTTTCACTAATGTTGTCAATTTGCATAAGTTGTGTAATGAACACATCAGCATTTTGGGATGAATTTTCAATCTCATTTCTTAATTCTTCCCAAGCAGGTTGTGCATCTTTCATGCTTATGTCAACATTGACACGTTGTGTTGTTACCTTTCCACTTTGTTGGTCTTTGACTTCAACATTTCTATATAGACTATTCTCTATTTCATTGCTATTTTTGAGATAGTCTTCTATATTTTTAGATGTTTCCGCAGCACCTTCTTTGATGCTTTCATTTATTTTCCTTATGCGTTCAGACATTTGGCTTGAGTGCATGATGATGTCTGTTATAGCACCAATCACAATAGTCGCCCAAAAAAATGTACTTTTGAACATTGCAGACAAACCAGTGCTAAAGCCTCTCATCTTTGTTGCCATTTTTTTGCCAAATGTCATTTCAAATGCCCATCGCTGGTGGTTAGTCCACATAGCCATACGTGCGATGAGTTGTATGATTTTGGAAATTCCGAATGCTATAGCACCTGCTTTCACAACCCTTGAAATTGCTTGCCAATGTGTAAACAATGCCCTTAACAATTTGATAGGTGATGCAAGCAATGATTGGTTGCTCTTACCAATATTATTCAACATATTTTCCCATGCAAGCGACAAGTTTGACAATTGTACGCGTAACGTTTCCGAAACCTTTGCTTGATAGTCAAAGAAACGACCACCTTCATCCGTCATCCTATTAACGACACGCATCACATCATTGTATGAAATAGCCTTGTCTTTCATGCGTTGGAACACATCACCAGTAGTTACAACATGACCTTCAAGTTTAGAATATTCTTCTGCCAATGACTTCACCAAAGGAATACCCATACGCATGAATGTCCTCGCTTGTAATGACGTTAGATAACCATAGGTTTGTACTTGACCAAGTGCATAGGAAATGCGGTCAATCGGGGCACCAATCGCTGCGGAAATATCACCGAGCCTTTTTACTGTACCCACCAATTCATCTGCTTCAAATCCAAGTGCCGAAAGTTGACGTGCTGATTCCGTCAATTGCATTGCGGTAAAAGGAGAATTCAATGCCATCGTCTTCAATTGGTTGAATATCTCCGTTCCCTTTTGGGCACTATCTGTGAGGATTTGCAAAGAACGTTCGGTCATTTCATATTGACCACGAATGTCGGCAAGTTGCTTTACGAATTGTGTCGTAGCACCGACAGTCAAATAGAATGCCATACGATTCTTCATGTAGTTGAAAGAACGTGTCAACGCATTGTTTGATTGTGTCGCTTCTTTATGGCTATTGCTTAATTTCTTTGCAGAAGAACTTACTTTTTCTTCTTCTTGTGACAATTGTGCCGCTGCTTGAGAGGCGGTTTTTGCGGATTCTTTGAACGTATCTAACTTTTGTTTCGCATTTTGTATATCTTGTGCAAGTTTTTGACCTTTTTCGGTTCTCTTTTCTGCTTCACTTAATTTATTATATTCATATTCAAGACGTGCTATTGTCGTTTTTAAAGCATCATATTGTGCATTCGTGGCTGATGCAATTTGTGCGGTAGCCATCATTGCCCTATTTGTACCTGCTTCTGTATTTGCCAACGCATTTAACGCATTTCTTGCTTGGATGGCATTCTCCATATCTTTCTTTAATGCTCTTGCAAGTGGAGATTCTCTATCATCCTTTGCTATGCTATAATATGCATTACGCATATTATTGATGTCATCCGTTAATTGTCGTACAATAGAACCATTATTTAAATTGGCTTTATTCAAGAATGCGTCTGGACTTAAACCTTGTGATAATGCTGCGTGTGCTGCGTTGATGATTTCACTCGCAGATTTTTGTGCGGCAGAGCCAGCCTCCATCGTTTTTCTCTTCAACTCTTCTTGCCATTGAATTTGTTGTTGAACACCCCTTGCGTGTGCTTCTTGAACCTCTTGTGCCGTCCTACCATATTGTTGTTGTGCTTGTGTGTTTTGTTGTGTGGTTGTGGCAATTTGTGCGATTTGAGAATTAAGTTTTCCAATTTCTTGTTCCGCTCTCACGATTTGTGCAGGACTTAACAAACCAACATCTTGCAATGATGCAAGTTCAATTTTCAACCTTTCAACTTTCTTTTGCATTTGTTCAAGGTTGTCGGTAGGCATTTTCATGGTACGCATGAATTGAGTTTTCATTACCGCATCTTGGTATCTCAATTCTGCTTTACGGGCGGCTTCTGCCATTTGTTCTCTGGCTTTCTTTTCACTTTCAATGTTGGAAATTCGTTTTTGGTCTTCTTTTTCTAATTCTTTATACCAATTATTTAATTGCTTCAATCTCTCGTCTTGGGAAGAAAAATCTTGCATCCATTGCTTTGTGCTAATAGTTCCTTGCCTATTGTTCACATAGTCAATGTTTGTTAGAATTTCCTTGTATTTCGCAATCACTTGTTCAAGTGATTGCATCCAGCCTTGCATCTTTTCTTGCGTGATGGTTGTAGATGTTCCATTCATAGCCATATTTCTATATTCGCTATGAATGTTTCTCAAAAGTGCGATATACGATTGCAATTCTTCATGGCTGAATGCTTTCTTTATCCCATCGTTTGAATCAATGACTTTTTTGACCGCTTTTGCGAGGTCATCATACGATGTGGCGGTTTCATTCACCGCCTTGCTTTCCTTAACCCTTGAACTTGTGCTTTTTTCGGTGTGCGTTGACACGTCATTTGACAACGAAGAAAGTTTCTTCATTGATTCTATCATCGCATTTATTGATGTGTCAAACTTTTTAGCCATTTCTTTTGACCCATTTTCAACCGCATCAACGACTTTCTTAATACTCTTTTCAAGTTCTTCGGTATTAAGATTCGCCAATATAATCGTACTTCCTTCGTTTGCCATATATATATCGTAGTAAGTTAGATTTTAAATTTATTTCATTTGTTGCGTTTCTTCACAGGGATGTCATATTCTTCACCATCGCCCAAGTCTGGAATGTCAAAGTTACCAAGGAATCCCTCCAAACTCTTTTGTGCCTTGTATGCTTCCTTATATCCTTCCCATGCTTTCTTGTCCTTTCCTTTCAAATATTTGGTGTGCGTGTTGTCAATTGACATGAATTGTATTTGTGCTATGCTTAAATTATACAAGTAATCATCAAGGGTGTATTGCGTGAATGTCCTTATGAAATCGCTTGCGTCACTAAAGATTGTGCTTCCATAAATTGTGATGCTGTCTCCACCGATTTCATCTTCCTCTCCATTAGAGAATCCGTAAGCACACTCACCGATTTTTTGAGTAAAAAAAAACCACTCAGGTCTATTGACTTTATCGCACCGATGATGATTGCTGCCCATTGTCCCGTGTCAAACGTGCTTTGCATCACCCTTGCTTTCATCACGTCAATCATCTTGTCATTCCTTGTCTTCACCTCACCAAACGTTTCCAACCTATTCCCATCACTTGTGAACAAATGATTGCAAAGGATTATCGCAACTATCTCGCACATCGCATCAAGGTCGGTACACAACGCACTCAATACCTTGCTATCATCCTTTATGTCTTCCTCTTCTTTCATCTTTATCGCAAGATTGCAAATCCTATACAATGAATAGTACCTCATGTTCTTCACCGCATATTCCTTTTCGCCAACCATTACAAGTGATGGGCAATCGTTGATAATGTCAACTATTTCCTTTTTTGTTTCAGACGAAAACTTTTCAAATTCATTCTCTTCTTCAACATTCATGTTTTTTGTTTTATCTTCCATTCTTCGTGAACTTTTGTTTTGTTTGTTATATTTGATTCTATGCAAATGTGGGATACGAATGGGTACTACCCCCAAAACGTACCCCACACGTTCACAAAGAATCAAAAAGAGTAAATCCGTGACGTATATTCTTTGCCTTATAACAAATCATCATTACCAATCAAATTCACCAGCAACAATTTCGCACATTCCAGAAACTACAGTGCTTCCTACTATTGATGTTGACTTGGACTTGACTAACATCATATTTGAACCTTGCAACCCTCCAAGTTCTATATACATTCGCGAACCATATTGGTCTTCCGCAAAATTGCAAATACATTTGACTGTGCTTCCTATTGCTTCGGTATGAACATTCCTCCATTCATACGTATTAGCCTGTTTGTTGTGAATGTATAATCTTCCTAATACTGAAGGGGTTTGTATAGTTTTGCCTGTGTCATTGAAATACAACATTGCAAAGCCACTTTCGTCATCAACGATGTCAACTGGGAATTCTGGTTTTGAACCCGTCAATCGCTTGCTATAAGGCACTATGCGTTTTTTTCACCCACAATTTTGTACATATGGTCATTAGTACCATCATTGTAAATAAGAGCGGTGATTGTAACGTTGTAGTTGAGTGCCCCATCGGCATCTTTCTTCAAAGTTCCGACAGTAAGACCACGATAGATGACGAGTGACTTGTAGCCACGTCCGAAATCAAGTTTCCACTCATGCTCGCTTGTGTAAGCATTGTGTGCCCCCTCGTAGGATTCCTCAGCAGTAGCACTTGCTGCGGTAACAGTACCACCAAAGAGTGCAGGGAGTTCGGAAAGTTCGTAGTTGGCAAGTTCAAATGTCATGGTCACTGGGTTGCCATCGTAGAAGATGTCAAATGGGGAATCAAAGAACTCTGCTTCAATTTCGGTACTCTCTGGGTCATCCTGTGCGATTGCAAGACCTTTGAGAACACCCATCAACTTGGTGTATTCACCACTTGTAGCACCAACATTCCTATAGGAAAGTGCGATTGGTTTAACGGTTGTTTTTTTAGCCATAGCCTTAAAAATTTAATATTAAAAACGTTTTAAATTATCTCCAAATCCATTTGTCCTTCCAATATTGCGTTAGATGTCCTATAGCAAGAGAACTCATCTATGATGATAGGTTCTTCCATAGGCACTTCAATCTCGCTTGATAGGACTTTGTTTATCGTTTTGGTCGTACACAACCATACATAGTTTGTGGATGGAACAAAGATGGAATAATCGCCAAAAGGTTCGTCCACATTGTAATGCTGGACATTTGTCAAAGTTTCAATATCATCCCTACTTTGCAACACATCTCCACCACAACCAAGATAAAAATCACCTTTGTAGGTTGCATCCGAAGAATCGTTTTTGTAAACAACAAATGACTTGACGAGAACATGATAAACATTGTCCTTGTTGCTTGACACAACATCATCATCCGATATTATCGTATCAACATCAATTGAGAACCCATCATCACTCGTCTTATCATTCCATTGATTTATCACACTATTCAACAATCTTTCATAATTGGCAATCTTGCGTTTGTCTGCACGTCCACGCAATCTTGTCGGTATGTATGCTTCAATGTAAACCCTCGCCCATCCATAGGCACTACCCAAAAATTCGCTTTCATCATTGACTTGACCAACGGAGATGACGATGAAGCCATCCTTCGTGTCAGATTCGGTCAATTCTTGTGGTGGGCTGACCGAATACACGTTCTTTGTCACAACACCATAAACCATGTTGTAAACAAAATCATATATGTCTATTCTTGTGTCAGTTACCATAGTTGTCAATATTTATAACGTCTTCTTGAATATGGTTTGTATGGGTTAGATTTATCACTGCTATATCTATCATACCTTCTTTCCAAAGAACCTTTCACACGAACACTTGTACCTTTGATTGTGTAAGATTTTGTGTAAGCTGGAACTTTGTTCTTGAATTGCACTTTTGATGGCTTCAAGTCTTTTTCTATTTGACTAAACGATTCGGTCATCACCGCAAATTGTCTTCTTCCAAGACTTACTCCTCTTCTCTTAAAGTTGAAACCTTCTTCCCAATATGCCCAATAAGGTGCTAATATCGCAAACACAACGTGCCATCCACTTGTGAAAGAACCACCACCATATTGCTTGATGTAGTTTTCAGCAAGTGTGTGACCACCAACGGGGTATGCTTCATAGTAACTTTCTGGCGAATTGTATCGTGAATCATAGAATTCGTGCAGGTAAGAAAGTTCCCTTGCATTGTTCTGATAGTATCCACTTTCAACAACATTGCCATTGAATGCTACACTCCAACAAAGTGAATCAAGCAAGTTGCCAGTCCTGTTCATGTGATTCCTGCTACCATACGTTTGAATGCGTTCACCAATCTCTTGCACTTTGGCTTTAGCATATTCAACAAGCCTTCTCGTCTGCTCATCTATGATGAACTTACGAATGCTATCGGCAACCTTCGCCATGTGTGATACGACTTTTGTTTCACCCATAATCAACTACCAACTATTTCTTGTTGCATATATGCTCACTCCACCCAATTGGCTTGGTTCGCAGTTGTCAATCGTCAGACTGAATTCCATCCCATAAACATTGATTTCAATGACATCTCCCTTTCTTGGAACTATCCATTTACCATCCGCATCCTTTGTCAAAGGAATAGATACTATGTATGTCGATGTTTGCAACACGTTGCCAATCTCATCATTGACCATGTGTTCATCCATCTTTCCTTGATAGACAATGACAAACGTATCATCCTCGTCACCATGACCTTCAATGATTCGCTTAATCACACCATCATAAGGATATTCAAGTATTTCTTCTCTTGTCATAAGTGCATCACATCTATGATTGGAACTTGTCTAATCTTTCGTTTCGTACTTTCAAGAATCGCTGCGTTCTCATCATCATATTTCTTATAAATCTGAATAGCATACGCAATCTTCTTGTCTTGGTAAAAGTCTTGCTCTTGACCTATCGTCTTTTGATAGCCATTGTGACTTTGTGACAAGGACGATGTATTAGAAGGACTTAAAAGAACGGCAGTGAAGATGATGTCAGCCTTCATCAATTCTTTTTGACGTTCACTTACGTTATCGCCATAAAAATCTTCCGATGGGTCACATCCCCTATCCAATGCGATAGTAACCAACGTATCTTCGTTGAAACTATATCTTGTCCTTGCTTTAAGCCATTCTAATACAGTCATCTTCTTGTCTTGAATTATGAAAGAATTGAAAAAACGTGTGCGTTTGATTAGTCAGCGGTTGTAGTGTCAACCACAACGTGATATGTTGATTCGTTAAGCACTGGGGCATAACGACCGATAACGTCCGTGTGGTAAGATTTGAGCATACCATTCGGTGTCACCTTGTTAATCACGTAGAGGAAATTCTGAACCTTTGCAAGCGAGAATTGGATTGCAGGGTTAACCTCACCACTCTGCATCAATTGAACGTCTGCTGTCTTTGCATGGACAATCACACCTGCGTTGCCAAGTGGACGAAGAACGGCAATGCCTGGCTTCCATCCTTTGACAGTCGTAGTGGTAGTGATGTTTTGAACTGTCTGCGATTCCTTGACAACCATGATAGGTGAAATCTTTGACACACTTGAACGAGAGTAAGCAACGAGTTGTTCCCAAGTGATTACGTTGGTGTCAAGAGTGCTATTTCCATTGTTGATGATGACAACCTTGTCAGGTGCGTAAAGACGGATGAAACGATTCACTTCTGCAACGAAGAACGAGTTCTTCAAGAGAACGTTCACAACCATGTCGTAAGGGATGTTCCAAACAAATGGAGTATCCTCTGCGATGTTGTTCGCAACCTTGAAATCGTATTCAATCTTCTGCATTTGCGATGGGATGTCGCAAGTTGCATCAGTCCACACTTTCACACCAGCCGTCTTAAAGTTGGCGGTTGGGATGTATGCGTTTTGAATAGTCTTCACACCACTGAATCCCATCGTGTTCGCATTGGTGTATGCACCACCAAAGGAAAGAACTTGTGCAGCCATGTGGGAAAGACGATAGTTGTGCGATTTAACCAAGTCAGCAACACCACGAACGAAACCTGTCACAAGGTTCTGGTCGGTCACGTTCAGTTCTTGAAGACGTGCTTGGAGTTCAAGTTTTGACATTGAGGTTTCAAACAAGCCTTTACCATATTGGTAGATAGAACCTGTCTTTGCCTCCCAACCCTCGTTGTCAAGCTGTGCGGTTTCAGAAAGCGGTGACATTGCGTCTGCCATAGGAACATTGCGGATTGTCTTTTGGTTGACAGTCCATGCAGGGTTCTTTTTCAAATCGCTGAGGTCAATGTCGTACTCGTTTCCTTCAACAGTGAAATGCTCTTGCCAAAAGAACGAATTTGAATCAATCTCAATTGAGTTGTCAATAAGTGTTTGGAGGAAACCAACGTTAGTTCCGTCCATAAATCCCTTCTGATAGAGTTTCTCTATCGCTTCATCGGGAGTCCATTGATATTTATATGCGTTTGCCATAATCTAATTTCCTCCTTTCTTTAAATCCAAAAAATTCCGTCAATGTAAGAGCGGTTCTTTGCAAGCACATAAGTTGGGAGTGGTTGCATACGTGCAATCCAAGCCTGCTTGTTATAGACCGCAGAAACATTGTAGTTTGCGTTCTCAATTCCATATCCTTCGGTAGGGAGCAAATCTCTGTCTGCTTCGTTGAACACGTTTGGATTAGGAACGAGAGGGAGGGCGGCTGCGGATGCTGCCGTACCATTTGCTTCGACAAGAATGTCATTCGCTGCCAATGTGCCAAGGGCGGTGTCAACAGTCACAACGAATTGTTCGTTTGCTTCGTCATATACGACATTAGTCACAACACCCGATTGACCAGTGGTCGTTGCCTTTGTTGGTGCTTTCATAAGGATTTGACCAACCTCGGGTGCATCGGAATATCCATCTGCTTTGATGTTGATGGTTGTGCCATTTGCCGATTTTACTGCGAAGGAACGGAAGATGAGCATATCTTGCCCAGGAGTGTACTGCAAGAGTTGTGCAGCCCAAAGATGTCCGAATCCTTTGTTTGGGTTTCCAATAGTGCCACCAAGAAGAACGTTGTTGCGTTGCTCTCCGTTGCTATCTTTTACCCAAACAAACTTACCACCACGAACTTTTCGTGATGTTTCGTAAAAATACGATAAATTTGTTACTTGCATGGTCACTATATTTAAAAATTTGATAATTAGATTTTCACTTTAGGGATGGTTGTAAGGAATTCTTCGTCACGTTTTCTCGTCACTTGTGGTGCAAGTGGTTTGATGTCACCAATTGATTCACGAAAAATGTCTTGGAAACGTGCAGTCAATTTCTTTGCTTGTTCCTCACTTGTCTCATCAAGTGTGACTTTGAAATCGTTAGCATAATTTTCAAGCGATTTGTGTAAGTCATTTCTAACGTTTTTCTTGGCGATTGCCATCACTTCCTTCAACTTTTCATTGAGCCTTTGTTCATTTTCAAACTGCTCAAGCCTATTTAACTTGTCTTGCAATTCTTGTGAAATTGTCGGCTCTTGTGTCGTAGTGGTGTCAACGTTGCCAAGTTTTTTGTTCAACTCCGCAATTTGGTTTTTCAAAGTGTTTTCTCTCGCTTCAAAAACCTTTGCTTTAGCGGTGATTCCTTTGGATGTTGCTGAAAAAGCGGTATTCAAATTGAATTGCAAGTCATTAAGAACACCATCTTCGTCAAACGTAACGTTTTCATCATACTTCTTTGCGAAGAAATCGGAAAACTTGTCCTTAAAATCATCCGTCAGAGTTTCATTTGTGTAACTTTTCTCGTTACAATAGTCGTTTACTTTCTGTAAAACATCTTCCTTCGTCATAGTTTTCTACTACAATTTTTGGTTAATAAAAAAATAATTTTTGCAAAATTAAAGTTATAAATACATCTTTTAATAATAACATATTTACAAGATGTTTACTTTTTGCAAAAACAACTACACAAAGTTGTTAATTTAAAAATGATAGCCATTCTATATTTATTATATTTGCAATGTGAAAAGATAAGCCGAAATGAAAAAGAAGAAAAATGACATAGTGCTTATGCCACTTGACGATGGCAATCAGAAGAGGGCGATACGTTCAAATGCGGACATCGTTTGCTTCACTGGTGGTACGGGTGGTGGAAAGAGTTATGCATTGTACTATGCACCGATAGACTATCTTGCGGAGAATGACAATGCGAAGATTGTGTGTTTCATGCGTAACGTCAGTGATTTTTGGGGTGCTGGAAAAGTTTCAGACACACTAAAGAAGATGTACCCATTGATAGACAGGTCGGTAAAGAAACAACCACATGACCCTATTGGCGAAATCATCCGAAACCAAGTGGACATGGGTATGAAACTATACAATGGTAGCGAACTTAAATTCCAACAACTTGACAATGAAAGTCCAATCGTGATTGATAAAATCGTCAAAGGTTTGCAAGCGAAGAAACTTATCTTTGATGAATGCAACAAGTTCCAATGGCGAACAATCACGTCATTCTTTCCACGATTGCGTTCCGATTCAAGCGGAAAGGCACAAATATATCTTGCACAAAACCCAGAACGTGAATGTTTTCTACGCAAATTGTGTGGCAAAGGAGAACATGGCGGTGGGTGGATAAATGATGATGGCACTGTTGACAAGTCTATGGATGGTGTTGTAATGTTCTTCAATATGCAAGAAGGTGACTTGGAAAAAACATATTTCGGAAGGACGAAACGTGAGGTGTATGAAAAGTGCAAAGACCACATTGATTCCTTGATTGCCCAAGACCCCGATATGTCATACGAAGACTTTATCCTTTCAATGGTGTTCTACACGTTTGATGTCCGTGACAACAAGAAGATGTTGGCAAAGAACAAAGGCTATCGTGGTTTGGCAGCAAACTCCGCAAGTGCTGCGAGTGCATATAGTGTCAATTGGAATTATTCGCTTGAAGATGAAGAAACGGATGAAGAGGATATTGTGAATGTTCAAGTGAAGCCTTATGACGTGGAATATATGTTCAAGCCTGTTGAAGAAGATTTTGACCACTTGCTACTAAAGAAACTCATCACTGTTGACATGGCAACTACTGGCTTTGACAACTTTGTCATCAAGTATTGGGAATTGTGGTCTAACATCGGTTTCATTTGTAGGGATATAAAGTATTCAATGAACAACACGAATGCGGAAGCGGTTCGCATGATAAACTCTTTTTCAATGCAACATGACGTTCCACAAAAGAACATCATTCTTGACGTTCAAGGATTCGGTTTCTTGAAAGAATGTTACCCAAAAGCAATGTTGTTCAGTGGTGCTGGCACAACATCAAGACGTGGTAAAAACCAATATCGTACCATGAAGGATGAAGCAACGCATATTGCGATGGAAATGATTCGTGCGGGATTGATACACTACGAACCAAAACTTGCATCAATGCGATATATGCACAAGAACATGAAATCCACGGGTGCGACAACCATCATCAAGCATCTTATCTTTGAAAGCAAGATATTCCAATTCGGAAAGACACCTAACGGAAGAATTTCGGTGATTGGAAAGGAGCAGATGAAGCAATTGTTGAAAGGTATGTCACCCGACCTTACCGACAGCATCATCATACTTTGTGGTGCTATGTGCTATGATTGCTATCGTATGTTGAGGGATGAAAGTGGAATGGTGCGTAGAAGAAATTCGGATGATGATATGTTGAAAATGTTGAACATTGATGCTGATGATATGGAAATAAAGCATGAACGGATGAAGATACACCATTCAACCAAAATAGAAAATATAATGAACAAATTAAGCATGATATGATGAACGTAGAACACAACATCAATTGGTTCTTGCAAGAACCTACAAGGCTAATGGTCATGAAGCCATTCACTCGTGGTGGCGAGAAAATTCCACATGGTTGGGAAAGTTCAAAGATTATGAACGATGGACTTCTTGACGTTGGATTCTCGCAACTTGAAAAACAACCTATCTCACAAGACTTGTACTTGACGGAGTATAGTCCAGACTTGCACCACATCATCTTGAACAAGTCTATTCCTAAAATCAAGGTGGTTTACAATGGAATGAACCTTGGTTTCAGCGAAATCACACAAACGGCATCTTTCCAAAAGTTGATTCACGCAGCACACGTCAGGAACTTGACCGCCAATCCTATCGAATTTTCATTGTGCAATAGAAAGAACGATGAAGATGAAAAGGAAGGATTCAATTACATCAAGCAAGAATGGATTTGGAGGAGTTGCGAATGGAACAAATACCAAGCCATAAGCACTTGCAAGAAAGTCGGCAATGTCGGTGTGCTGTTCAGTTTTGACAAACAAACGAGAAAGTATGACATTACGAACTATTCTTACGAAGATGGCTATCAAATTGTACCAAACTATGACGAATATGGTCATGAGGTCGCAAGGTCACTTGTCTATCGCATAGATAGCGGTGTGGTGATTGACACTTACGACAACAAGAAACATTATCGTTGTAGGATGGTCAATAACGGATGGGAAATCCAAAGTGAATTGCATGGATTCCCTATATGTCCATTGTTGCATAAACGTGGGTTGCCTGCATGGGAATACGCACAATCAAGCATTGAAATGTGGGAAATCATGGCGAACATCCAAGACATAGCATTGAAACGATTTGGAACATTCGCATTGGTGTTGATTGGAGAAATGGACGAGGATTCTTTCAAACGTGATTCAAGCACGCTTGTAATCAACCTTTCAAGTGACAATACAAATGGGAAGCAAGATGCGAAGGTGTTGAACTTTCCAGAGCCTCAAACGATGGATTGGTATTTGAAGACATTGGAAGAAAAGATTTCATTGTTCTCGTCAACGTCATTCATCACACCAAAAGACATCACGACATCAAATAGCGGTGGAAATGGTATCGCACTCGCCATGTCAAATGACTATGCGTTGGCTACGCAAAGTGCTATGGATTGGCAAAAGTTTGTCAACGAAATGGTCTATCTGCATCAATGTGGAATTGAACTTGAAACTGGAATCAAATACACGGACTTGAAGATTGGTGCGAAGATTGTTCCTTGGTCACTTGAAACGAACACAACGAAAATCACGAACTTGGCTATGGAAGCAAAGTGGTTGTCCGCACAAACAATCATTGAAAAATCGCCTGATGCAGCACCAGACGAAACGGAACGTGTAATCAAGGAACGTGGTTCACTTGACTATGTTGGTTCTTCACAAGTTGATGCGAACGCAGATAAGGCTCATGCAATTGCAGAAAATGCAAGCAATGAGATTGTTGACAATATGACGAAAGTCGTTGATGTCATGCCAACAAACATTAACCCTTGATAAAAGAAATGGATATAAGCGGATTTATTTTAGGCATATTAGGAATCGTTACTGGTGGCGGTTTGACTTGGCTTTTCACAATCAAAGCAGCAAAAAGGAAAGCCAATGGCGAGGCTACGCAGGTTGAGGTTGAAGCATGGAAAGGTCTGCAAGATGTATATCAACAAACGATTGAAGACCTAAACAAGTATTGTGAAGATTTGAGAAATGATAGGATTCATCTTCGTGAAGACAGGGATTCATTAAGACAAATGAATGACGAATTTAGAAAGAAATACAACGACATGGAAGAAGAAATATCGAATCTTAAAAACATGGTTGCGAAGCAAGGTCGCAAGATTGAAGCCTTGTTGCCATTCACTTGTGCGATGGTTGGATGCACTAATAGAACGAAGGTGGATGTAAGCAATGTTGAAATTGAATTAAAACCAAAGAAACAAGAAAATGAATAAGAAGACTATTATTTTAGGTTCTGCACACGGAAAGAACGTTAGCGGTAAGATGTCACCAGATGGCAAGTTCCGTGAATATGAATTCAGTCGCAATGTCATCAAAGAAATTAAGCCACGTCTTGAACAACTTGGTTATGAGGTTGTGGTTGACATAACCGATGACGTAGTTCCATTGCCACAATCCATTGAATTGAAGAAACGTGTTGGTATCGTGAATGATATTTGCAAAAAGAAGGGAACGACAAATTGCCTGTATGTATCAATTCACGTCAATGCTGCTGGCATTGGCACTACTTGGTTGAATGCAAGTGGATTTTCCGTGTTCGTAAGTCCGAACGCATCAAAGAATTCCAAGAAACTCGCAAAGATATTCACAAGCAATGCTATTAGGGAAAACCTTTGTGGAAATCGCTCCATACCATTTGAACGTTATTGGACGGCAAACTATTATGTATTGCGTAACACCTATTGCCCTGCGGTGTTGACCGAAAATATGTTCCAAGACAACCATAAGGATGTTGATTTCTTGATGAGCGAAAAAGGAAAGGAAGCAATAGTTGACCTGCACGTCAATTCAATCAACGAATATTTTAAAACTTTGTAGATTATGAAATACTTATGTTTATTTTTCGTTGTTTGTTTTCTATCGTTATCATGCACAACAAAGAAGGAAATTGTGTATGAAAGCCATACGGACACAATATACAACGAAACGCACGATACGATACACATATTCAAGTGCGACACGATTAAGGAAACTCAATACATCACACACGTTGACACGATTAAGGATGTTCAAATTCGCACAATCACATTGAAGGAAAGTGGTGACACAATTCGTGAAGTGGTGAACAACAATATGTACCACTACGTGTATGCGAAAGACTCAACGGATAGATATAAAAGCAAGGTGGATTCCTTACAAAAGGCAATAAACGAATTGCAAAAAGAAAAGGTGAATGTGGTTGAAAATAAAAAGGTAACAAAGAAGATTAGAGGAATATGGAGCATTATTGCTCCTGTATTCCTTTTCCTTTTCATTCTTGCCATAATGTATTGGAGTGTACGCAAGTTGAAACAATAAAAAAAATAGCGACATGAATGAAAAAAACGGATTGAATCAAACATTCCCCATCTATTATGATGATTCAAATGGTGTTCGCCATTCATTCCATGACATTGTTTTGAGAAATGCGACTTATTCAAACACGATAATGTCGCTTGGGCGGAATATCAGTGGGGATTTCGTGTGGATTGACAACAAATTACAATTTACGATGAAGGAATATGTGGTGTTTGATGACGTGAAATACTACATCGTAAACCCACCGACAATCGTCAAGAACGGACTTGTTAAGGATAATTCCGACACAAAAGGAATGACAAAATATAGTGTTGTGTTTTATCATCCAGAGTATCAACTTTCATCTCTTCCTTTTACCGATATTGCGGTGACGGAAAGCGAAGAAAAATACCTATCCGAAAACAAAGTGTTCTCTTGGATTGGAAACCTTGTTGATTTTGTTGCAAAGTTGAATGCCAACTTTCAAGGAACACAATGGGTGTGTCGTATTGATGATTCCGTTGCACAAGCCAAAAGAAACGTTTTAAGCGATGTTTTGTCGTTTGACAACCAATTTGTCAATGATGTCTTAAAAACCGCATACGAAACGTATGACGTGCCTTTTGTCGTAAGTGTTCTTCCTTCCACCGATTCCGACTATCAAAGTGGAAAAAGATATTTGATAAATTTCGGATTGCCAAGCACGGAAATAACACACACGTCAAGTACAAGTGTTGTGTGCGACCAACAATCATCATTGACAAATGTATATTACCATAGGACACCTATGTATTTGTTCAAAGGGGATAGTATTAGCCTTCAAGCGGATGTGGTGGCAAACGAGGGCATAATCTTGGATTCCAACCTAAACTATTTGTCTGCTTTCTCATACACGGCAACTGACAATATGGAGGTGTACATAGCGGTTGGTATCCCAGGTGATGCTACATCAAGCGTTGTCACTTGCACAAAACGAGGTGCTTATGTGTTTCAATTCGGTCAAGGTGTTGGATTGAAGAATAATTCCGCAACACCAAAGAACAACAAGATTGTTACAAGGTTGAGCGGATATGGAAGCGAAAACAACATTCCTTATGGCTATCCGCAAATTGAATGGACGGGAAATCCAGATTGGACGGACACGAAGAACAATCCGTCAGACCCAGATTCATTCCCAATCTATCAAGGCATTGTAGGTGGACGTTATGTGAAATTGATTAAGCATCCATTCACACGCACCCATCTCATGCCGTCCATCTATCGCCAATGTGTGAATAAGAAGGTAAATCCTTATGCAAGTGGATATGACCCAGACACACAAATCATTGACTATTATGATGCACCATCAACTTATCCCAACCCAATAAATATAAATGCACCAAGTCATGAAATCCATGAATTTGAAGACATAAAGCCAAGATTGTGGGCAGATGGCGAAAAAGCAATCGTTGATGCGTTCCCTTATGATAATGACAAGGAAAGGGATTATGTTTTGTTGGCAGAATTCCAAGCATACATAGATTCGGTTAGGACGGATGACTTGCGTAAAGCCAATCCTAAAGAATACGACTTGTTGAACATCATCAAAAATAATGTCACTCATGGTGATACGATGGATATTGTTCAAGGTGGTGGAACAAACCCAAATCAAACATACATTAGATATGATGCGGATGACACAAGCCATACATGGGCAACGATTCACCACACGTCAAGTTCCTTGTCTTTTGACTACAAGGTGTTGCGTGGAACTTTGCCTAACGCACGATGGAATGATGAAATGGATGATGATGGCAACTACAAGCAATCTTATTTCAAGATAACATTGCCACCACTTGGATTTGACCTTTATGCTTGTGCAAGCATTACGGAGCAAATGGACATCAATATGCGTAGTGGTGCTTGCATCGGATGCACATTCACTATTCAATGTGATTGGGAAGACTACAAGGCGGTGTTCTATGATGAAGATGGCAATTTCGCACCTAATGGTCAACGAAGGATGGATAGGATTGATGACTATCCCGATTCAACAAGCCAATCCATCACTGTCATCGTACAAAAAGACATCAACACGTTTGGCGTTTTGAAACCTAACGTCTATCAAATTCCGAAAGCAGGTGATTCCTTCGTAATTCTTGGCATATCATTACCTTTGTCCTACATCAACAATTCAGAAAGGGAACTTGATGAGGCGATGATGGAATATATGTTGGAAAACAACGTGTATTATTTTGACTATCCATTAACCTTTGATGAAAAGTTCTTGCGTGACAACCTTGATATTTTGTCGCAACTTGACAATAACAAGATTGTGAGATTCAAGTTTGGCAATGCAATACTTGCTTTGTACATCAAGGAATTTTCAATAAAGTTTGGAGAAAGTACATTGCCACAATACACGATAACGTTGACGGATGACGTTGAAATTGTGTTGAATCAGATTGGTCAAACAACGGAAGATGTGAGCAAGTTGCGTGTTCAAGTTTCGCAAATAGCACAATACTATGGAATGAACGCATCGGAAGGATATGCAAGTCTTCAAAAGCAACTTGATGAAAAACTCTCAAAGATTATTGATGATGTCGCACAAGGACATATCACATTCCAACAAGGATTGGATGCTTTAGGGAAATGTGTGTTTGCCGATGCCCTACAATCTCACGATTATGTTTCAAGCATGAACGCAGGTGAAGGACGTGGTTGGAGATTGGACGAACATGGAAACATGGAGGTTGAAAGCCTAAAGGTCAGGTCTTTCCTTGAAGTTGTTGAATTACTCATCAATCGTGTGCAAGCACAAGAAGGTGATACGATGTTCACGGACAACGACCAAGTTGATAAAGTTGAATACGTTGTGACTGATGATGAATATTCGGTGTATCGCCTTTCTTTGAAGGAAAAATGGGAAGGATATGTCACATCACAACAAGGTGGAAATATCTTGAAAGGTGTCATCAATACGTTGGCAGGAAAGATGGGCAATGTGTCCGATGTTGAAGAAAGTGATGCAGGTCAATCAACCGATGGTGGTGGAAACAAGTATTACACATCATGGATGTATGTGCTGACGCAAGAAGAAATAGATGCAATTGCCTTGGATTATAACGTTACAATTCCACAAGCGAATGTCAATGAGATATATGTTAGATGCTATTTGGATTCTTATGTACCATCTGGCACGAATTATCCACCATGTGAATTCATGACCATCACACGTTGGGGATGCCGTGACAAGAGCCAAGAATGCAATGTTCCTATCGTATGTACGGACAGCACAATTCTTGAAACTATCCAACGAAGGCAACAATTATTCTACTTGTCAACGAGTGAAGGCAGAATCGTCAAATTGATAGGTGTGAACAATCCTATATTGAGGGATAACAACTATGGCATGACATTGGGAATATTGCCAGACTTTGTGAAGCAATATGCCCCCGTGGCAGAACGCATCGCACAAAATCCGAACTATGATTTCTTCTACGCACAAGGTGTTGTTGTTGAAGATTTCATCAAGGTTGACTATCAAGGGAATCCAATCGTGAACTATGTTGACAAAGGGGATTGGACGAATACCAAACAATATTTGTTCGCATCATGGGATTCGGAAGACTTACAATATGAAACGCATGAGGTTTGGTATCAAGGGCAAAAGTGGAGAGCGAAAAGGACGAATAGGAATTCTGTTCCTACCGAATCCAATCCAAATTGGCAACTTGTCTTGACGAAAGGTGCTGACGGAACAAGTGTGTCTATCAAAGGTTCTCTCTATGCGATGGCAAGTTCCGTGAACCAATTGCCACAAAGCGGTGTACCTACATACTCAAATGCGGTTGTCTATTCAAGCAACACTGTTTATATATGGGGTGGTTCTTGGATTGTTCAAGAAAGTGCGAACGTAGGCGATGGATACACTTATGATGATGACGGACACCTTTATATGTGGAATGGTAGTATTTGGAAGGATTGTGGCGAATTTAAAGGAGATAAAGGTGATAAAGGCGATAAGGGAGATAAGGGTGACAAAGGTGACAAGGGTGACAAAGGAGATAAAGGTGATAAAGGAAACCCTGGAACCGATGGAGCGGATGGTAAGATGGGTCGCAATCCTTACTACAAAGGTGATTGGATTGAAACAAGTACCGCCACCTTTGATGTGACCGACTTTGAAACCCCTTACTACGCATACAATGGTCAATTGTGGGTGTGGGTTGGCGAGAACGGACATTTCGATGTTTCAAGCAAAAATAGACCATCAAACCAAAATGCGAATTGGCGATTGATGACAACGGATTTCAAGTATCTCATCTCACAAGCAATCTTCTCGCAATTCGCACAATTGGGTAGTTGGATATTCAACGAAGATTATATGTATTCCGTTTTGGGAAAGAAAGCGGATGGCACATCGGCAAGTTTCTTGGATGGGTATAAGTATTTCGGTGAAGGCAACCCACAAAACACGTACATACCGAATCTTGTCATGAATGCAAATAGTGGCAAGATGTATGTGAAAGACATTGTGCTTGAAGGCGTAATCAACAACCTTATACAAAAGATTCGTGATGACAACTTGAATGACTTTGGATATTATGTCACAGCTACAGCCACCTTGCATATCAACCCATTGAAAGTCGGGTCATACCTTATCATTGACGAATGGAACTATAGCAGCGGCACACTTAATGCCTTGCTCCCTTGTGCTTATTCAACGGATGGAACGAGAGAGAATTTCCAAATTGTCGGCATGAAGGATGCATCAAATTACTTTACTTTAAGTGAATTGAGGCAATGTGTCGGGAAGAAGATTTGTTTTCTTCCAGCAGCCGACAATTGGCATTTCAAAAGTGGTGGATTCCCTTATTTCCTTGTTGACACGTACTATAAATTCAGCAATGGGCAAACGTATCAAGATTTAAGTGAACTCACCAATTCAATCGGATATAGTTACACCGTTGAGCACAAGATTCGTGCTGAAACCGACATCATGAGTTATAGTGCCTTGATAATGTACGTTGCGGAATGCAAGGTTGGGCAATACAACAACCATGAATGCATATATTGGGAATTTACTCGCTCAACGGAATCACTTGTTGACCTTAATTCAGTTGTTTAGATTTTATTGTATTGTTAGTTTAGTATTGGTGGGGTGTCGTTGTGAAACGATGCCCTATTTTTTTGCACTTGTAAAAGTGCATTGTGTCATAGCAATTTGGTTTTAATAGATTTGCATCGTTGTACAACAAATCACCTAATTTAAAACACAAAATGTAAAGACTATGAGCGAAATTTATCAATTGCCAGACAACAACGGCAATAACAATGGAAACGCAAACATCCCTCTTTCTATTCCTATTGGCTTTGGAACGTATGGAAATGGTGGAATGTTTGGTAATGGAAACGGGTTTAATTCAATCGCAGACCTCTTCGGACTTGCTATCATCGCATCCATGTTTGGATGGGGTAACAACGGGTTCGGTGGCTTTGGTGGATTCGGTGGCAATGGAGGTGCTGGATTCATCTCAAACCAACTCAACAACGATAGCGGGCGTGAACTTATCATGAACGCAATCACAAACCAAGGTGAAGCATCTCGCACGGCTATCCAAACACTTTCAACAATGCTTGGTCAAGATTTCAACCTTGTAAATGCAAGCATCCAATCCGCTCAAAACACACTCAATCAAATTGCAAACACACAGGGTATGTCAACCTTGCAACTGATTAACGCAGTACAGGCAGGTGACGCAAACCTTGCGAGCACCATTCAGAAGTGCTGCTGCGACAATCAGTTGGCTCTTTGTAACCAAACCAACACCTTGCAGAACACCATGAACGCAAACGGTCAGCGTAACGTTGATGCTATCGCAGACCTCAAGGCTACCATGATTCAATCGTTCTGTGACGTTAAGGAACGTGAGATGCAGTCGAAGATTGACACGCAGGCTGACATCATCACTCAGTTGCGCAATGCTGCCGACAACGCAGCGCAGACCAACCAAATCATCGGTTACGTCAACAGCGTAGTTGCCCCGTTGCAGAAGTCTGTGACAGAGATTGAGAACAAGATTCCGAACACCGTACCCGTCCAGTGGCCTCAGTTGACAGCCGTTAATACCACTCCTTATGTGAACGGTGGCTTCTATGGAGGCTTCAACGGCTACTATGGTAACGGGTTCGGAGGCAATAACTTTGTATTCTAAATTTAAGGTATAGGAGGTTAAAAGCATGAATTGTAACGCAAACATAACAATCAACGCAGGAGGTGAGCCTTATATTGCGAATACACAAGTTGTCGTAGGAGCCGACACCGTGAACATTGCACTTGGTTGGAGACGTATTCAGCCTATAGGAAAGTTTATTGTACGAATGGAAAATCCTATTCCGTCTGACGCAACGACTACATTGCCAGTGACACTTACATTGAATGGTGTTACACGTCCACTACTTCTTCCGAATGGAAATGCTGTGACTGTGGCTGACATTCTTAACGTAAGCGTTATGGAGATTCTTAACGATAAGTTCAACGGAATCTTGGCTCTTTTGTCTAGAACAATAGTGTAATTTAGTGTTTAACAATCAAAAGTAATTAACAATGGATATAAACAGTCTTACGAGCGGGAGTCCGTTCTATGTATTAAAGAAAGGTGAGCGTCCAGTGCTCGAAATCGGAACGGTCAAGGCAAAGTCGCAGCCTCGTCCTCAGTATCAAACTCAAACACCGAACTTGATGAACGGAATGAACTTTCAGCAGGTTGTTGATTTGACGGTTACGATAAATGGTAGTGATAGGGTTATCAACAACATACCTTTGAATGTCGAAATTGCCGCACAAGGCAACGAAACTTTCAGCGGTAGTCGTGAGGCAATGCTACAGGCGGTTGACAATATGCTACAAACATCAAAAAAGGCTTTGGAGCAGATTCCGCTGCACAAGAATGTTATTGCCGAATCAGAAAAAATGCTTGAAGTCTTGAATCCACGTTATGCGGAAGAAAAGAAACAAGCACGCACTATTACAGACCTTGAACGTCGCCAGTCAGAGACAGACAAGAAACTTGACACAATCCTTGGAATCTTGCAGAAGTTGGATTCCCCCTCGCCAAGCAATGTTTAATCCACTAAAGTAAGAAAGGAACAAACAAATGGCATGGATTTTTGTAGATAAAGAGAACGAAGGCGGCGGTCAGATGCGTCAACAAATGCGTCGTTCTATGCGTAGTGGTAACTATCGTTACGTTGGCGGTGGCAATTATCGTGATGATTACGAAAAAGGTTATCGCCAAGGATATAAGCATGGATGGGAAGACAACGAAGACGAAGAAGATATGGATTATCGCAGAAGCAGAGATAGCAGAGGACGATACATCTAATCTTTCTAAATGGAATATTAAGGGGGATTTTTTATAAAATTCCCCTTAATTGTAACAAAAACTATAATTTAAAACGTTTAAAAAATGCTTAATTGTATGAAAAACTACATATCAGAGGGAAGGGCAATGTATGAGGATGAAAATCATGGATTGTTCAGCAAGAAACTTGCGGAGTGGGCGATAGGCAATATGGAAATGAAAGACAACGTTACAAAGGAAATGAAGAAGATAAAGCCTATTTCCATAGACGAAATGAAAGAAACGATGAAGAAAAGCGGAGTTGAATTGCAAGATGAGTTTATTTACACCGCATGGTATCTATTCAACATGGCATTGGCTGATTATCCAAAGACATTGAAGACGGATGAACAAAGGGCGATGTTTGTTGAAGAAACGATTTGCGACCCAGATGGAATGCCAGAGAATGTTCTTGATTGCTTTGTGGCAAAGATGTGTAACGCAGGAATACCTATATATTGGGAAAAGATGTTATGAAAAAGAGATATATAGATGTTGATGGATATTGGGGCATAGTGTTTTGCTATGACTTCGATTTTCTTGATGTGGACGAGATGGGTGCTATCATGAACTCTTTTGGTGTTTCAGATAAAGAAATATCAAGGGCGATAAGGATATTGCTTGGAATAAACACAGGCATGACCATTTCACGTCATGATTTGACGATGAGTGTGGTTTTTATTTCGGAATCGTCTTCATTGGAACAATTCATGGATTCAATATCACATGAAATAGACCACGTACAAGCATCCATTCTTGAACATTATATGATTCCACAAGGTGGTGAGGATGGTGCATGGTTGCAAGGGTATATCATGCGTAAGATAACGGACATCTTGAAGAAAGATGGTGTGATAATAGAAGGGTAGTGATGATGCACTACCCTTTGTTATCCAAAATCTCATATACCTTGTTTGTCACAAAGCCTATTAGATATGCATAGGATTCACCAGTGTCGGTCAATTCAAATCCTCTTGATTTCAAGATGCAATTGCAGGCATGGAAAACCTCATGTGCTATATCACCATGTTCCTTTGCATACCTTACAAAAATCATATAATCCCCTCTATCAAGTTGGATTGTGCTACCATTGCAACCTTTGTTGTTGTTGAAATCATCAAGGAAACATTTTTCATCATCATTCGTAATGTATGCCTTGTATTTCTTCTTGAATGCGTTCCATTCATCCAACGTGGGTTCTAACGCAACGACTATGGTTGTGTATAAAATATCAACGTCTATTATTTTAATCATCTTGTCAAAGTTTGTTTGGTGTCGGATAGAATCTATCTTCCTCTTCCACCCATTTATACACTTGCTTGCAACTTGGGCAAACACAATCAAGTCCTTTAACGATATCCATTTCCCTACCGCATCTGCACAATGCGTTGAATTTCGGATGTATGGTAATGAAATGTTTCGCAAAAGCATCATTGCCACTTGAAAGTCCAAAGTTGTTAATCAATTCATGGATGATTGAAAGCATTTCACGGATGGAAGCACTATCAAGGTCTTTGGCTTGTGTGGCAAGCAACTTGTTAAGGAGTGCGTTGATGTCGGATGCTGTAAATTCAATTTGTTCAAGTGACAATGCTTTTTGTTGGATGTCGGCACGATAAGCCTCTGCGATTTCGTCCTTCAATTGAATCAATGATTGTTGTTGCAACATCAACTCGCCATCTTTCTTCTTTTCAATCAAATAGTCTTTTTCTTTCTCCTTGCCAATCGCTTTGCCGTATTCAACACTTTCATAAGCGATTGCATAGGCTACACCAACATCTTCACCAAGAACCACCAATGTTGCAAACACATAGTCTTGCATTGAGAATGTTATTCCACGATGGAATATCGTTTGTGTTATGTCATTGAAATTCTGCATATCGTCTTACAAGTTTTTTCTACGTCCATATTCACAAAGCAAGATGGAATCCACCTTGTTGTCATCAATCTTTTTCGCACGTTCCGACTTTCTCAAATCCAACATCGGGAACAACCGCTTGCAACAATTGATTGATGTTTGCTTCGTGTTGACATCTTTCTTCATGATTTGTTTTCCCTTTATTGTGGTTTGCTTGTATGTCACTACCATGTCGGAATGCTCCCACATTTCCTTTTGCCATTTTTGTGGTGGAACAAGTACGTATGGTATTTTGTTCGCACAAAGCAATCCAATCAAATATCCGTTGTTGAAGCCAAATGCAAACGTTGCTTTCGCACTACTCCCGAACACTGCGTGGACTGATTCTATCACACACGTCAAATTTGTGTGTTTTAAGCGAATCTCACGCATTTTGTCGCTTAATTGGTATAAATCATTATCTTCAATAGAAACGTGCGTGAAATCGCCTTTTTCTTGAATCGTGATAAAGCCTTTGCTACCTGGGTCTATTCCCATATAAACTTTTTCTTCCATCATTTATCTTCTTTTACTTCAACCTCAATATTCTTTTTCATGCCTTTCGGAACGTTCAACGACAATTTGTATTTCATTGACATCGGATTGGAAAAGTCATTCTCATGATACGATTCTGGGTCTTCCTTCAAATCAATGAAATGCTTGATTATTTTCCATCTTCTCTTCCATTCATATTCCGTTCCAATCATCTTGTTCATCTTGGAAATGCCTATTCCGATGTTTTGCCCACTAAACCTACATCCATCGAAATATGTGCGGACGGAAATGCGTTCATACGTTTCACCAGTCATGTATCGTATCGCATACCAATACAACCACCTTGCATGGGTATTTTGTTGACGTTTGTTTTCCACGAACAAATCCGAATAGTCAACACCGCATAATGCTGCCACAAAACTACCGACCATCACTTGCTCGTTAAACGTAAAGTTCTGCAAGATTTGCTCTATTTCTTTGAATGATTTCCTTTCAAGTTTCAACCATTCGTTTTTTATTTCATTGTCTGTTTTCATTGTTTTTATTTCTTTGGTTAATATTGTTGATTATTGTTTGCTTTTCCATAGGCATCCTTTCAATGAACAAGTTCAACCTATCCGTTCCCTTCATGAACTTGTCATAGATTCCAACCAATTCGTATTTGAAATGGCAAAATATGAAATATCCTTTGTAGTCAACCCCTTTCTTTTGCTTTTCAAGATAGCATTCCCAAAAAGGTTCAACCTCATATTTCTTGTACGTTCCACTTTTTATGTCATATTCAAGCGAAGGTTTCCTTTTCAACCACAGCCAATACTTTCCATCGTCCTTGAAATAGATTCCTACTATCGGTGACAAGTCAACACCTTCAATCGCTATCTTGCCCTCGTACGTGTCCGCTTTCGTCTTTTCTATGTACCCATTGACGAACCTGTTTGAAATCATTTCCATCATAATTCACCATAGTTTAAAAGTTCGTACAATTTCCAAAATTCATCATCACCAAATATTTCCCTCGCTATCCTCGTCATCTTTATCGTTCCCGATAACGTTGCCTTCAATCTCGTTTTCGTCACACCCAACTTTTTGGCATTTGAAAACACAATGTCGTTGCATGGAAGAAGGATGGTGGATGTGTCAATGTCTTTCCATATCTTCAACTTATAGACGAGCCAATAGAAGATGAGGTTGTAGCGATAGAACGTTCCACGATTGTCTATGTTTGGGAAATGCGTGTTGTGACCAAACATCCTTGCAAATCCTTCGTGTGCGTACTTGCATTTCAACTTTGTTGATGACATATACGCATGGTGTGCGTTGAAGATGTCGTAGTGGCAAAGAATCTCATTGTTGATGATGACGAGAAGACGAGCGAAATTAAGTTCGGAGATGTTTTCGTACAAGCAAAAGTTTGGAATATCCCAATAGTCGTATTCTCCTATGTAATACAAAGGATTTCCATTGAATTTTTCTTCGTTTATCTTCTTAACGAAATCTATTGGGTTGCTATAGCCATTTGAAAAATACGCACATAGGATGGCGATTATTTGTGCATTGCGAGTTCCGTTGAATGATGCGATGAAAGACAAGCAATCATCTTTCACCACAACATTCTTTGTTCTTTCTACAATGTCTTTTCTTGCACACATATACATCAAAGTCGCATAGGCATCAATATTGAAACGTATGATGTTTTCTCTTCTTGTGCGTGTGGTATGAACACACCTGCTCTGTTGTTCTCGTTCAAACCAATCACCACTTTGTCACAATTGATGTTCTTCAATATTTGCATCAAAGCATCACCCTTGAATCCAATGATGAAATCATCACCATCATATTCGCAAGTTATAGCCTCTTCCGCACTCGTTGAATAGTCTATGTCTTCCGCTTGCAACATCATTTCATCTTTGCACAATTTTATTTTGACAAGTCTTGATTCCTTGTTTCCAAGAGGTAAGATGCGATTTAAGGTTGAAAGCATCTCATTCTTGTCGCAAACAACTGAACGCACCCATTCTTTCGGTATGACAGCCCTATAGTTTGGATAGTTACCCACACACAACCTTGTCGTAACGACCCAATCATAAGCCTTGAAACTAATGCTCTTTTCCGTGTACGACATCTCAATAATGTCTTCCATCGATGCAAATTGCGAAAGGATTCTTGCAGGTTTCAAAGGCAACGTGAAAACACCTTCCACTTCATCATCATTCTTTACGTTGTATGATGTGAATGACGTGAGTTTCTTTCCATCGCTTGATGCGAAATCAATCTTTTCTTTTGTGAATTCAATGTGGATGCCATTCATGATTGGTCGCAATTCATCATTGGCTACCGAACCCTCCGTCAATTCTATTCCTCGTTTGATGGTTTCGCCAATGACTTGTTTTGTTGATGGTGTGGTGTCGTTTGTCGGTTCATCAACAAATTCACTACCATCTTTGATTGGCAACGAGAATTTTCCCTTTCTCCCATATTTCCCATTGACCATTTTCTTTTCGTAATCAACTTCAAGTGTGACTTCAATCCCTACAAGATTAGACAAGATTTGTGCAAAGTCTTTTCCGTTGACACAAAAATCAATTTTTTCCACGATTGGTAATGGGTTTAAAATCTTCACACCAACCCATGTTTCACCATCACTTGATTTCATTTGCAATGTGCCATCTTTCACGAAGATGTGTACACATGAAAAAATTTCAAGTGTAGATGGTTTGCTTTCAATCACACCGACAACTTGTTTCAATTTAGTCAAGACATCGCTAACATTAAATCTGATACTTTCCATTTTAAGTTTAATCTTTAGTAAAACAATAAATATGTTAATTTCTCTATTTTGTAGGGATTAGGTTAGTTGAAAACCTTCCTTCAGAGCCAAAATCTGACGTGCGACCGTTACACCAAATCCCTATTGCATCCATATGTGCAAAGATATAAAATATTTTTCAATATTTAAAACAAATTCAATTGCATTTTTTCTTGTTCTATACGTTTATTTGCGATTCTAAAATACTTTTCATCCTTTTCTATGCCTATATAACGTCTTTTTTCTTTTATAGCCGCCACACACGTTGTTCCAGAACCCATTGTGTTGTCGAGAATTATGTCGTTCTGATTTGAGTAAGTAAGAATAAGATAACGGAGAAGGTCAATAGGCTTTGCAGTAGGATGTAATTTGCTTGTATCAGAATTGAAATACAACACATCAGAAGGATAATTCGTGAATTCCTGTTTGTGATATGTGGTGTTTGCACGGCATTTCCTTTTTCCATATATGTTACTATCACCATTATGCACTTTGATGTCGCATCTTATCAACCCTTGTGGATTATAAGTCATTTTAGTCTTACATCCGTTACTAAACTTTGATTTTGAAAAAACACTTATTTTTTCATGTCTTCTCATCGGACGATTCTTTGCTTCAAGATAATTCGTCACTTTGTTCTTAACCCATATTAAATCATATCGAAACAAGTCCAACATACTCATACGCAACACTGTAGAGAAAGGCTCTGCACCGAAAAGTAAAATCGGTGCAGTTTCCTTTGTTATACGAAGATATTGTTCCCACAATTTATCAAGTGGTATGATGCTATCCCAATACGCCTCCGTAGTCCCGTATGGCAAATCGCAAATCACACAATCAATACTATTATCTGGAATATCTTTCATTATGTCAAGACAATCGCCAAGTTGTATTGTATTCGGTTCAATCATATCAGAACAAATTTTTTTGTGTGTATAATTCACGTTTCTTTAATTGTGGACTTTCATTGAACAAGTCAACACATTTGCCATTCTTTTGAATCAAGTCACAAGCCATAGAATAAAAACGTTTGCTTATTTCAAAACCATAAGCCTTGCGATTTAATTGCATCGCTGCGATAAGCGAAGAACCACTGCCTGCCACTGGGTCAATCACAACATCATCCACATCGGTGAATAATTCAATAAGGAATTTTAATAGAGGCAATCCCTTTTGTGTTGGGTGAACACGCTCACAACCTAAATCTCTTGGATAGTCAATGCAATTCATGACCATTTGCCCATTATTGTTAAATTTAGGGAGTTTGTCACGATAAAGAATCAAACCATATTCACAATTTCCTACAACCTTCATATTTGCTTTCAAAACTTGTGCCGAATAATTCTTTCTGAATACAAGATTGATGTAATGTTTAAACCCATATCTTTTTGCAAGTTCAATAAAATAGAATTGTTGTTCAAATTCACAAAACAGCACCATACATGGTGCTTTGCCTTTTTCTTTCGGTTCTGGACGGAGCATTTGGCTGCAAAAGTGCATAAATTCGGCAGGGCGAAAATCTTTGTCCGTGGCAAAGAACTCTTCACCAGCCAATTCACTTTCACCATTTTTGTTGTCGCCATCTAAATACCATTTTGGGTTACTTGCATAGGCATTAACATCAAGGTTGTATGGAACATCTGCGATGATGAGTTGCGCTTTTGGAATACCAAATTGCTTAAAGTTTTGAAAATGAGAATTAAATAATCCGACACGGTTGTAATTCATCCGAAATTCCGTATCAACCTTTTGTACGTCTTGTAAATTTGTTTTCATTTTGTAAACATATTTAGTTAAACATTTAAATTTAAAATGGTTCTTCTTCATCATTGACATTAACATCAAAAGGCATTGATGTTTCTTCTTGCGAGTAAGTAATCATGGATTGGTGTGGTTGTTCTTCCCATCCATAATGAATTTCTTCATCAATCGTATTCTTAAACCTTCTGCTTTCCACTTCATAGTGCATTCCTACAAGCAAGTCAACGACACCCCACATCCTATTCTTGCACACTTCCAACACGTTCCCATATCCTTGGAATCTTTGTATTTCAGCCTTTCCGAAAAATTCACCACCTGTCTTGAAGAAATCATTATTCACACGATGTATGATGAAGCAATTGTCAACTATGTTTGTTATGTCGCTTGAACCACTTATGTCCGTCTTTCTTAAAAATGCTATCGTCTTTCTTGGATGTGCCACAAGGATGATGTGTACTTTGTTCTTCTTCGCAAATTCCTTGATTTGCAACATCAATTCCCTTTGCTTGCCATTCTTGTCACCTTCAAGCAAGTCAATATCAAGTGACATAAGGTTATCCAAGGCAAATACCTTCACACCTGCATTCATCAAAAGATTCATGTCATTGAATATCTGATTCCAATTATTCCCGTATTCGTTATTGTACAAGAAGAACTTACCATCAAGCCAATTGTCTATCTTTTCGCTTATGTTGTTTGGAACATAATATTTTCCATCACCATAATTGGATGGGCGAAGGAAACGTTTTCCAGCAGCCGTCATCTGAATCCATGACTTTAGTATCGTAGGTGGCAACTCACCCGACCATAGTGCAAACTTTTCGCCTTGGTTAATGATGTTCAGCAAAAGCGTGTTCAACCAAGAAGATTTTCCACTGCTATTGCTTCCACTCAACAACGTCACTTCCGTCATGTTTAATCCTACGATATTCCTATCCAATTCCACAAAGCCAGTCTTTACGTTCTCTATCTTGCTCAAATCTATCTTCTGAATCTTTGAAAGCGACATCCACTTGTCACCAAGTTCTGGAATCTCTTCCTTTATCTCATATTTAGGCTTTTGTGGAACTTGTGGTATGTATTGGCGGTATTGTGGTTGACGTGGCTGGCTTTCGTGGTCGTAAGCATGATTATCAAAATGCAACCTAAAATCCCTCCATCCTAAATGCGAATGACTGTTATGGAAGCATTTAAAACTTATTGCTCCATTTGGCATTTCAAACAAGGCACTATCGGGTGATTTGTGTGAAGATTCAAAAGGACATTCTTCTAACACATATTTAGTTCCACCACCACTTAAAGCGATTTCTTTAGAAACCTTTATGTCATATTTTTGGATAAATTCACGTAAGTTAAACTTTTCTTGTGAGCCATAGTTATTGTATCTTATTGGTTGTTCTATCTTGACTTGATATTGTTCGTTGAAAGACTTAATCTTTTCAACATTCATTTTAATGATTTCCTTTGGCACTGACAAAATCTTTGCCATACGATGCGGTCTTTCACTACTTGAACGACCTTTACGTCCGAAAGAACCTGGAAGGCGAATTATCCTGTTTGCATCGTGCAATACAATATCTATTTTAACCTTGTCATCTGAAAAATGGTTTGAAAGTGTTTCAAGAAATGCTTTAATTGCTTGTTTGCTTTCGGAATCGTTATCCATATCAATCGGATAGAATAAATGATAGCCACTTGAACTATCGCAAACAACAGGTTCACTAAAATCATTTGAACGAAGGAATTTGAACACATCTTGTGCTTTTTTGTGTGCAAAGGATTTCTCTTCATTTGTTGAACTAACCCCACTTGGTCGTTCGCAATCTATATCAATAGGAAGCCACCACCGATGTTCTATATCTTGCTCGCTTGTCGCAGTTCCTTTCACTTGTTTGAAACAATTAAATTGTTCTCTACTTGCACAAGCCTTTTTAACCTCGTTAATGGAATAATATATATTCGCATTATCAAATGGTTTTAATTGTTCAATGGCTTTTTCTATATCATAGAAATAACCGCTCCAAGTTCTATCACCCAATATGCGTATCTCAAACAATTCATCGTCACGTTTGAAAACGCTATGCCATCGTCTTATTTCTTGTGCGTCCATTATTTTGTATGTTTAAAAACGAACCCTCTTGTAGAATTGACCCTTCCACAACAACAAGCTGATATTAACGAAACACTAACTCCCAAAGCACGCGCTGCCACCTTTGTTGATGGATATTCACAAATATATTTACCTTGCAAATCATATTGATATACACGTTTTGAATTAGCGTCTCCAGCTCTTTTGTTTCGTGTTCCGTGATTATTATTTTCCGTTCAATTCGTTTAATTTGTTGTTTTGCTCTCTTAAATAATCAACTATCTCTGCCATCATGTCAAAAGAAATGGGTATGTCTGTTAGTATGGAATCTTTAGGTTCAAATTTACCCAAGAAAGCGGATGGTTCTTGAGAAAACACTTCGTGTGCATCCATTCCCATTATTTCAGCAATTTTATACAGTTCCTCTCTTGATTTTGCTTGCAACATACACCTTTTATTTCTTAATCCATTGTTTGGTTTCCTTATCCCATACGATTGTGCCACGTCCATTGTTAAGTGTGACACTTGCCCCATCAGGTCTATCATCATCCGAATAGCCATCTGGTATGTGTCCATCCCAATAACCGACATACATATAGCAATTGTAGTATTCATTCCAATTCAACATAGGACTTTGTTGTGGCATATAATCACTTGTGATGCACTTTTGTGGGTCAAACACCACTTGACCACTTTTGTCATATATGACTTCATTGAATATCTTGTCACGAAGATAACGTTCAAAATCCTTTTGATAGTTTATTTCCCTTGAAGATGTGTAAGATTTTATATGTGGCATTATTGATTGTTTCTCATCATAGGAAAGTTTCGCCCATTGTGCCTTTGATTGTTTCTTGCTCCCTTTCCTATTGTATGCTTTCCAACATTCTTCAAATAATTCGTCTTTCTTTGAAGATAATTTATTATCTTTTTCTTTATGTTTATCATTTGTGTTTATATTTGGTATATTATCTATATCTATATTATAACATTTTGCGTTTTCGCAAATTCCATTTTCCATTTTTGAAAAATGCATTTCGTCATTTTGAAATGATGATGAAAAACCATCTATTTCGTATCCGTTTTCTTTTAGTATAGCCAGAGCATCGTTGGTGAAAGAATACCAATTGGTTCTATCATGTTTATCTTCGTTATAGTTCCCTTTTATGATGATATTTTTATCTTCAAGACTTTTTAACACACGATAAATCTTTGAACTATTCATGTATTGGAATAATTGTGCAAAAGCATCTGCGGTATTGTATGTCCAATATCTTTCATCATGGAAATGCTTTTTGTTTGCAACATTATGCTTTATCCAATAATACAAATTATGTATAAGTATGGATTCTTCTATTCCATATTCTTTTGCCAAACCTACGTTAAAATGATGTTCCATATTGCTTTATATTTAAACGAAAGCAATCTATCTACTCTTGGCTTCCACTCCAATTTCAATAGATTGCTCGTCCGTAATATCCTTGTTTGTCCGTTTGCGTTCAAAGTGGAAGACAACGCAACGTTCATGCATCAAATCATCGTTAACTTGTGCAAAGATAGTTTAAATATTTGAATCTACCAAACATTTTCACAACTTTTTTAACTTGTCAAATGGATTTTTTCTCCTTACCTCACTTATGTGACATCTTATCAGCCTTTTTCTCATTGGATGGTGGCTAACGTCAACAAGGACGTAGTAAGGATTATTCCCCACACAATCATCTACGACAACACCTTC